CTGTGAGCGCGGCAAACACTTGGGAATATAAAACAATCACAGTTCCCGGCGACACATCAGGAACTTGGAATAAAACTAATGGGATTGGAATTGAGGTTCGCTTCTCTCTTGGTGGTGGATCATCATTCGCTGGGACCGCAGGAGCTTGGGCTACTGGTAACTTTGTTACCGCAACAGGCGCTACAAATATAATTTCTACAAATAACGCTACCTTCTACGTCACTGGCGTCCAGCTTGAAGTCGGCACGGTCGCAACTCCGTTTGAGCGTCGGCTGTATGGCACGGAGTTGGCGTTGTGTCAGAGGTATTGTTTGGCTTGGAGGCCGCAAGTTAATTCTGGCGCAACCAGCTTCCCTGCGATTGCGATTGGGTATGCAGCGGCCTCAACAAGCGCAAACTGTACTGTACAGACTCCTGTCGCTTTAAGAGCAACCCCTACGCTTTCTTACACCGGAACAATTACTTTTGTGGCTGGAGCAGTTGCAGCAAATGTTTCATCTTTACCAACTGTTTATGAAGCATCTAATAGTTCATTTTGGTTTCAAGCCGCCTGTTCATCGGGAAGTTTTACACTTGGAAATGGTGGTATTTTGTACTGCGGAAACTCAACATCTAATGCCCTTATAGCGTCTGCGGAGCTTTGAGATGTATCAGATCATTCTTGACCAAATCACAGGGCAGACAGGTTGCATCAAGCGCCTCGCAGACAATGCGTTCATCCCGCTTGACGAAGCTAACACCGACTACCAGAAATATCTGGAATGGCTCGCGGAAGGCAACCAGCCGCTGCCGCCTGATCCGGTGGAGGGCGCGTAATGGGAACAGCCAATATGCTGCTGGGTGCTGCGGGGCCGTTCCTGTTCTTCCGCACCATCTCGTCGGATCAAGCTGATTACAATCTGTACAACCAGATGATCGCTGCTGGCTGGGATGGTCAGCGGCCAGTTATCGTGAACATCACAATTAACAACGGAGTCGTCATTTACTCAACGACTACGGCATCTCCCGCTTTCACGATCTATTCTATTCCTGCCAATAGCTCCATCTACATCACAAACAACGGCTACATCGTTGGCAAGGGCGGCACGGGCGCTGGCAAAGGCTATCCAAATAGCACGGACTACAACCTAACTGCGCCAGCTTATGCTAACGGCGGCACTGCTTTCGTCACGACTTATGCTGTCAGCATTGATAACCTGAATGGCACGGTCGGTGGTGGCGGTGGCGGTGGCGGCGTTGGTGGCGCAACACAGGCTGACTGTAGTTGCACAGGCTGCGGTGGTGTTGAGCTTAACGGTATGGCTCCGGGTGGCGGTGGTGCTGGTTATGGCACAGGTGGTCTGGGCTATACCAACTGGAGAAATAATACAGGCTACCGACTTTCGCTCATACAAAGCTCTAATGGTGGCTTGACCACAGGTGGTGGCTCTGCGGGCAGCGGAACTGGCGGCACTGGCGGCTCTTTAGGTCAGCCGGGCAACTCTGGTGGCGGTTCTTCTCGCTGCGGCTACACCAATCAATCTGGTCCGGGAACTGGTGGCGCTGCCGGTGACTGCACTAACGGCAATTCTAACATCACTTGGGTCAACACTGGCACACGCTTGGGGGCGTTGAACTGATGGAAGATCAGAAGCTCAGTGAAAAGCGCATGGCAATCTGCAAGACATGCGACCAGTTCAAACCGTTTCTAAATAGATGCGGCGTGTGCGGGTGCTTGATGTCGCTGAAGAGCCTGTTTCCAAGCGAGAAATGCCCGGAAGGAAAATGGTGATGGACCACCAGACCATGATGAATGCTGCATTTATGCTCGCGACCGGCGTCGGCGGGTGGTTTGCGCGTGAAATGTGGGGCGCTGTCAAAGAACTGCGGCAAGACCTCCATGACATAGAGACAGAATTGCCCAAAAGCTATGTCATGAAAATTGATCTTGATAAGCGTATGGAACACATAGAGCACATGTTCCAGCGCATCTACGACAAGTTGGACGGAAAGGCGGACAAGTGAGAACTCCCACTAAAAAATCCACCGTCAAGAAAGCCGCAGTTAAAAAGACTGTTGCTAAAAAGCCACTCGCCCCATCACCCGACCCGCAAAAACCTGCGCCATCTGGCTTCCTTGATAAGGCCATTGATGTTGTGAAGTGGGTAGACAGCCCATTCAAGTTGGCGGTCGTTATTCTTTTAGGTGCTTTTGGCTTGACCGGATACCTTGTGTATCAGAACCAAGAAAAGCTCATCAATAAGGTCATCAATCACGATACCATGCCAACCTTGGTGTCAGATGAGCGTATCGTCGGTGCGGCGCAGGCTCTTATGAGAGACCTTCGTGCTGAGACAATTATCGTTCACGAAATCAATCTATCCAGCAATGCTAGAACAACTCGCGTGGCTCTTAGCCCAGATGGCCGTCACGCTCCGCTGGAAGGCAAGAAGGGCGCATTTTTCTCAGGGTCTCCAGCCCGCAACCATGCTGCAATCTCAATGCTCAATGGCGAGGTGCTGTGTGAGACGTTTGAGCCATCGTCAGAAGCGGGCGATTGGATCGTGTCAAGGGGCGTGACCTACGCTTGCAGGGGCTCAATTCCTCCAGAACAGGGGACGATGGTTGGCTATTTGGCAGTTGGCTTCAAAGGGCCGCCTCGTGATATAGTTGCAGTACGAGCGAGGATTAATCAGACAACACGAGAATTGGCGAGGTAAATATGGACCCGCTAACAATCCTCGCCCTTGCCAAAGGCTCCTACGAGGCCATCAAGACCGGCGTCAAGTTGGGCAAGGAAGTACAAGGGATGTTCAAAGACATCTCTAGCTTGATGGATTCCGTCTCCAAGCTAACACAGATCGCTGCTAATCCTCCGAAGCCCAAATTGTTTGGCAAAGAGAGTGCTGAGAAGCTGGCGATGGACGCCTACATGGCGAAACGTGAAGTTGATAAAATGTTTAATGAGGCAAAAAACCTCTTTATCTCTGAACAAGGATTGCATGCTTGGGACTGGGTCATGGCTGAAACGGTCAAAATTAAAAAAGAGCAAAAGGCTGCTGCCGAGCGGGCTCAGAAAGAACACGAAGAGGCAATGGGCGAGCTTATGGTTTATGGTGCGGCGGGCCTCGTAATCCTTGTGCTCTTGGCTGGCATGTTTGTGACAATTTTTGTCGCATCTAAGTAGGAGGGGTAAATGGATATTCTAAAGGTAGCGGGGCCACTGCTTGGACAGCTTGCGCCTACCCTCGCGACAGCTCTCGGTGGTCCGCTGGCGGGCCTTGCGGCAAAAACCTTGTCAAATGTCCTGCTTGGCAGCGAGGAAGGGTCTGAGTCCGACATTGCAAAAGCTTTGCAAAGCGCAACGCCCGACCAGCTTGCTGCCATCAAGCAGATTGATGCCGACTTCAAGACCCGCATGGCGGAGCTTGAAATTGATTTAGAACGCATCTCGGCAAAGGACCGTGACAGCGCCCGCAACCGCGAGATCATGACCGGCGACCACACGCCCAAGATTTTGGCGGCGGCAATCACGATTGGCTTTTTCGGCATCCTGTTTTGGATGTTTATTCATGGCGTTCCTAAAAACGGAAACGAAGCTCTGCTCCTGATGCTTGGGGCTCTTCAGACTGCATTCACTGGCGTCATCGCATACTATTTTGGCTCGTCGGCTGGCTCAAAAGCCAAGACTGATGCCCTCGCAAACAAGGAGAAATAAAATGGCAAAAGAGAATTGGGAGAAGTCTTTCCAGCTGGTTCTTAAACATGAGGGAGGGTTCGTCAATCACCCCAAAGATCCCGGCGGCATGACCAATTTGGGCGTCACCAAAAAGGTTTGGGAAGAATTTGTTGGGCGCGAAGTTGATGAAGCTGAAATGCGCGCATTGACGCCAGATGTCGTCAAGCCGCTTTACAAAAAGAACTATTGGGACAAGATCAAAGGCGATGAATTGCCATCTGGTGTGGATTATGCCGCATATGATCTGGCAGTCAATTCCGGCACTGGCCGTGCAGCAAAGTATCTCCAGCAGATCGCTGGGGTTCCGGCAGACGGAGTCATTGGCCCCAAAAGTTTGGAAGCGATCAAAAGCTGCCCAGCCAGCCAAATGGTTGATGCCCTTTGCGACACCCGACTGGATTTTCTGCAAAGGCTCCCGACTTGGGGGACTTTCGGAAAAGGCTGGGGCCGACGTGTTGAAGAAGTCAAATCAATCGGCTTGAAACTGGCAGATGACAAAGAATCAGCATGATTTTGATGTTGATTTGTCGACAGAAAAGTGCGATAATAAGTTGGCCTCTTGCCAATGCTCTTTGGCTAAATGAAGATGCTGGGTGGCTAAATGACGACAGGTTTAACCTATTCCCAATATGTCACCCAGATCGCGACCCTTGCTGTCGTCGAGGAAACAAATCCTGAATTCGTAATCATCCTTCCGCAGATGATTACCTATGCGGAAAACAGGATGTATCGCGATCTTGATTTCCTGTTTACCTCGATCAGCATAACTGGCTATAATTTGACGACAGGAAATCGCACTTTGACGATACCTCAAGGGACGATCGTCGTTTCCGAACAGTTCAATGTTATAACTCCTGTCGGCACAACCAATCCAGATTCAGGAACAAGAGTTCCTCTTTTGCCTGCAACCAAAGAGTTCCTTGATCAGGTTTATGGCGACTCTACAAATCGGGCAATTCCGCAATATTATTGCCCATTCAATGACAATTTGTTTTTGGTTGGGCCATTCCCAAATGCAAATTATGGGGTTGAAATAGTCGGAACCTATAGGCCTGACAGCTTGTCTGCTTCAAATGTTACGACATTTATCAGCCTTTATCTGCCTGATTTGCTGATCATGGCTTCCATGATTTATGTCAGTGGCTACCAGCGCAATTTTGGTCGGGCAAACGACGATCCGCAAATGGCCGTCAGCTATGAAGGCCAATACAAAGCATTATTAGCTGGCGCAGCCGTTGAAGAAGCTCGCAAGAAATATGAATCTTCTGGCTGGTCGTCTCAGTCGCCTTCGCCAGTCGCAAGCTCTTCGAGAGGTTGATAGATGCCGCACGCATCCCTCAAACTTGTCCCCGGCGTAGACGTCAACAGGACGCCTGCACTCAATGAGGCAGGCATTTCTTCTTCAAACCTTATCCGGTTCATCCCAGACCGCCAAAACCTCGGTTTGGTGCAGAAACTTGGTGGATGGACGAAATTTTTCCCAAACCAAATTGGTTCTGTTGTCAGGTGTATGTGGGCTTGGGAGGACACCAACTCTAATTCCTATTTGGCAGTTGGCGCGGAAACGCGACTGAATGTCATCAGCGAAGGCAATCTTGCCAACATAACTCCACAGATAACAATTGAATCTTCGGTTGCGGTCGATTTTTCTACTGTTTCTGGTTCAGATGAAATAACAATCAAAGATATTGGCAGCAACATAACAAATTTTGATTCTGTTTTCATCAAAACGCAAGTCAGCGTTGGCGGGTTGGTGCTTTTTGGATTGTACCAATGTATTGCAGCGACCCCAGATGAATACAAAATCTTAGCAAAAAATGCTATTGGCGACCCAGCTTTGGCAACTTCAACCGTTAACAATGGCGGCGCAGTTGCCAATTATACGACAGCTAACGGCACTGCCGTCATAACTGTAACACTTAACAACCATGGGCTTTCTGTTGGCAGCAACTACACCGCCCTTGTTTCGACAACTGTTGCAGGTGCCACAATCGAAGGAAACTATAATGTTTTTGAAGTTGTTGATGCAAACAATTTCAAAATCAATGTTTCCAATGCAGCGACAAGCACGACTTCCGGCTTTCAAAATGGCGGCAATGCTTATTACGAATACTACATCGGTTTGGGGCCACTCCCTGCAGGAACAGGCTATGGCGTCAACGATTACGGCGAAGGCGGTTATGGAACCGGCAATACCCCAACTGCTGTTACAGGCACACCGATAGTTGCAGAAGATTGGACCCTTGACAACTGGGGCGAAGTTTTAATTTCTTGCCCGCTGAATGGGCCGATCTATCAATGGGATCCGGTAGGCAACACACTTGTTGCATCGGTCATCCCAAATGCCCCGACAACCAATCAGGGCGTCTTCGTTGCGATGCCGCAGCGCCAGCTTGTCGCTTGGGGCTCCACATTCAATGGAATTCAAGATCCTCTTTTGATCCGTTGGTGCGACATCAACAATTATGATTCTTGGATTGGCACTCCTGTCAACCAAGCAGGAAGCTATCGCATCCCGAAAGGCTCCCGCATCATTCAGTGCATTCAAGGCCCACAGCAAGGTTTGATTTGGACCGATCTTGGCGTTTGGGCCATGCAGTACGTCAATCTTCCTGATGTTTACAACTTCAACGAAATTGGCAATGGCTGCGGACTGATTGGTCGCAAAGCAGCGGGTTCAATAAATGGCGTCATTTATTGGATGGGCCAAAGCCAGTTCTTCCGTCTTTCTGGGGGAGGCATTGAGCCTATTTTCTGCCCGATATGGGACGTTATTTTCCAGGATTTGGACAAGACAAACCTTGAGAAAATTAGGTTTGCGGCCAATTCAAATTTCGGAGAGGTGGCTTGGTTCTATCCGACCATGGGCAATGGCGGCGAGATCAATGCTTATGCAAAATACAATGTTGCTCTTGGCCAGTGGGATTATGGGACTCTCACTCGCACCGCTTGGATAAACCAGTCGATCTTCGGTCCGCCAATCGGCGCTGATTCAAATGGTTTTATTTACCAGCACGAAACTTCAACAGATGCAGACAATCAGCCTATGAACAGCTCGTTTCAAACGGGCTATTTCGTTCTGCAGGAAGCGGATGTGAAGTCCTTCATCGACCAAGTTTGGCCCGACATGAAGTGGGGCTATTATGATGGGGTTCAAGCAGCAAACATCTTGCTGACATTCTATGTTACAGATTACCCCGGCCAAACGCCAATCACTTATGGGCCATATACGCTCACCCAAGCAACAACCTACATAACTCCTCGGTTCCGTGGCCGTTTGGTTTCAATTAAAATTGAAAGCAATGACATTGGATCATTTTGGCGACTTGGAAATATTCGCTATAGGTTCCAGCCCGATGGGAAATACTAATGTCTGCTTCACTCAGTGACATTCTTACCACTCAGAAAAATGGTGTCGTTGCAATCAACGGCCTCAATCAAACATTAAAATTGATTGAAGCAGATCTGCCTTGCATCTGCACCAATCTGGCTGCTCTCAATGTCATCATGGGTGACATTCAAACTGCGGTAGAGCAGATCGCAATTAATACGGCTCTGGTTGTTCCGTCGCTGATGTCGTCTACTGTTCCAGCGGGAAATGCAGGAACACAAATTGTCGTTGGTGCTGGCCGATTGTTTGCTATTTCAATTCCAACACACTCCGGCAGCAGCCAAATTCGTGTTTATAATAGCGCAACGACTGGCGGCATTGCGGCAACCAATCTTATTTTCCAAAGCTTGCCATCAAATACGACTGGGTGGCAAACATACTACACCGTCAATCTTGCCTATACGGCGGGCATTGTTGTTGCGACTGACGCATCCACGACTTGCGCCGTCTCTTACACTCCGAACCCGTGAGGACATCATGCCCCTGAAAAAAGGCTCCTCGCAGAAGACGATCAGCTCCAACATTGGTGAGCTTGTCA